CCATTCATTATGACAGAACCCCAGGGAAAGTTAAAAAGAATCAGCGTTAGTGTTGATGAAAATGACTATGAAGAATTAAAAAAACTTTCCAAAGCAGGATTATCTATTGGTTTTTTAATTAGAGAATCTATTTCTGATTTTTTAAAAAAAGTTAAAAAATAATTTAACTTCCTGTATAAAATTTAATTAAATCATTTTCATAATCTATTTCTTCTATAAATCTATGATCTCCAAATAAACTTTCTCCAGTACTATCACAATATTTAATCATCATTTTATCTATAGCTTTCCATATTTCTCCAATAGTTCTATTCTTAGCTCTACCAACAATATGATCAGTTATTAAATTATTATTTACATCACAAATTTCATAAGGATAAACAATTTTTAATGGCTTATTTTTATTTTCTTCAATAAGATAATCTGTCATATAAATTTCATCAGGTTTATATTCTTCATTATTTAAAGAATGAACTGACCATCTTGCATATTTAATCTTTAACAAGTCTTGATAAACTGCTAATTTACCTTGTTGAAAGCCACAATCATAACCTTCATTCCATCTATCTTTAGTCATTTTTTATCTCCTCCCAATCGTTAAAATCCCACTCTGAAGTGTATTCACATAACACTTCAAATGAATTTATATCTTCTTTAGCTTTAGCTTTTGCTTCTTCTATTGAATCAGCATCTACTTCTATTTCAAAGTAGTTTATTTCTGCACAGGTAATTTTGTATGATTTCATAATTCATCATGCCATTTAGTTCCAAAATTACTTATCATCTCTTCATCACTAGGTTGGTAATCTTCTAATGGACTTAAGCAATATTCATAATCATCTTTTACTTCTTTCCACCAATTATTTATCAATGAATAATCTATAATTAGTGAATTTAATTCTTCTTCATCTTTATAACAAATATTGATATACCAATCATAAAAATCATCTTTATATTCTGGTAATAAAAGATCAGCTAAATGTTTAACTTTATCTTTAGCTAATTCTTCAAATCTTTCAGCTAAATAATTTTTATCCATTTCATCCATAACTTGATCTGGTAATGGGTTATCAATCATTTTTAAAATCCTCCTCTTCCCACTCATCAAATTTTTTATCTTTCCAGCATGAATCATTTATATCTATTTCATGTACATCATCATATTCCCAATCTCCTCCACTTGTAAAAGTATCTGCATAAACATCAGAAAATCTAGATCCACAAAGAATTTCACTACCCTTTTGTCTCCATATATCCTCTTCAGTTATTGATTCTGGAACTTTTAAAAATAGTTCATAACTGGTCATTGAGTTAGCAGTAACTCGATAGTATTTGTGTTTTGGTTTTTTCATTTTCGTTACCGAATTTTCGTTTTTGGAAAGTACTGGACTTATATATATAAATAATGCCAGTAAATTATTCCACCCTCTTTAAAAAGTGAGATAATAATATATTCATTGCTTTTTCTTTTTCTTCTTTTCCAGAATTAATATCGCTATATATCTTTTTTTGATCTAAATATATTTGATGTTTTAAGTTAATTTTATCAGCCCTTTTATCTATTATTTCAATACGATTATCTTCTTCCCACGCTTTAATATCTTGATCTTTAATTACTATTTCATACCAATCATAAAAGGTACTTTTATCAACACCTTCAAACCCTTTAATACATTCTTTTATAATTTCAGTTTTTGATAATTCTTTTCTAATTAATTCTTTCATATATTCCATACATGATTCTCTATTGGGATTTATATTAACCATTATTTTTAACCTCATTTATTGTTTCTAAATAAAATTTATTCATAAAATTATCTATATCTTTTTTACTAACTATTTCAAAATCTAATATCTGTTGTATTTGTAATAACCTAAATAAAGATAAATCTGTTGATTCAAGGTATAGATATACATTTTGTCTATGAATATTCATCAATTTACCCATTTTTACTACTGTTATATTTTTATTTTCAAATTTATCTTTTAATAAAATTTGATCGTTAGAATTTAATTGAACATGAAAACCTACTGAAGTTTTGTTGTTATTTATTTTATGATAAATTTCCATTATTGATTTTCCCATTTAAGTGCATTATTAGAAAATTCCATTAATCTTTCTAATACATCATCCCTTGTATAATCTTTTTTTATTGCATAATTACCAAAAGCTATCTCAAAAACTTTTTCTATAAATTCATTATCTTTATGTTTTTGATAACTTCTATTTAATTCTCTAATAGTCTTTGTAACTTTATCTTCATTTTTCGCTTTAAATGGACTATCTTCAAAATTACAACAATCCCAGTTTTCTATTTGATAACCAGTATGTTCATAACTATAAAGACTATCTATTGCATAGCAATCAATAGCATCTTTACCTTTATGGTATTCACCATCTAAGCAATCTCTAGTTCTATGAAATATCCACCCATATTTAAATTTAACGTCTTGAGGAAATACCCATGCCCAATTAGTATTATCTCTAATAATTTCATAGGCTTGTTTGTTAGTTAATTTGTTCATTTTCTACCTACATATCTAGGGTTATCTTTTAAATGGTATGGATTATATTTTTTTACTTGTTTATATATATCCAAGATAGATTCTCTTTCATCTTGACTAAATTTTTTTAAGTCAAAATTTACTGTCTCATCTAGTGCTAAAAATAAAGCACTTGCATCTTTTTCTTGTAATTTAAGATTCATTACTAATTCTCCTTTAAAAATTCAATAGCCTTATCCTCTATAGCTACTGCTACATAAGGGTTAACTTTAATCCAATTACTTAAGTCTTTAAGAGATAAACCACTTTGAAGAGAATATTCTCTATAGGCTTTATTCCAATACTTAGATTTTTCTTTTGAAGTCCAATTCATAATTAATACTCACATTCAAGGATTTTTCTAAGCATTACTTCGTCATTCATGCTTATAGCTTTTTGAATGTTGATATTTTCTAAACATTCATTGGGATCAATAAGGTATTCACCCATTATTGATTGATATATCAACCCATTCATGGGCTTAGTCTTTTTGGAAAGTGTCATTAAACTGGTATGTTTATGTAGGTTATTATAGGTATATATATAAAATAATGCAAATATTGTTAAATTAATAAAAAAAGAGTCTTGTTTTAAGACTCTTAATTAATTTATTCACCAAAATAAAACTGGGAACAATACCACACTAATGCGTCATACTGCTGACTATTAATTTTTAAATCTTCCCACTTTGTAAACCAATCTTGAAATTGTATAACTGGGTTTTCTGGTTCTTTGTATTCATTCAATTCACCAATAATCCTTAAAGATGGCCCACCCCATGAAAGTAAGATATTAAATTCTTGAGGTTGAAAACTTTCATTTAATGAAGTCCAACCACTCCGAACTTGAATACTTAAAGGACTTTCATAAATTTCATCTTTTAATTGGTCTAACTTTTCGTCATCATCTAATTTTGAATATTTTTCAAAATTTTGATAATCTTCTAAAATACTTTCAATATGCCCGATAGCATTATCTAAAGCGTGGTTTTTTTCTTTTGTTTGTTGCATTTTGGAAAGTTTGTTAATGCTCTTTAATTATATATTAAATGTAGGTTTATGTAAGTGTAATAATTTACATTCATAATATTTTCATTCACCCTTAAAAAATCCATTCAATTTTCATTCATTATTAACTTACCGTTATTACCTATTTTTTTTTTTTTTTTTTTTTTTTTTTTGAAAAAATTTTTTCTCCAGGAATTTTTTAAAAATTTTTTATGTATCAAATGTTACATAAAATATTATGTATAAAATGTTACATCAAAAAATTAATAAAAAAATACTCCAGTTTTTACCCTGGAGTTTTTATTTTAATCTATTATTTTTTAAATGTCTCCCATTTCTTCTTTTTGTTTATCATGTATTTCTTTTAGGTGTTCCTCGTAAGCTGGTCTTAATGCTTTTCTCCAAAATTTAAAAGTTTTCTTTGTATCAAACCAATAATTTAACTCTGATACTGCTCTAGATCTAAAACCACAGCGACCATCCCTATTAGTATTTTCCCCAACATATAAAAAGTTCATAATCTGAAAGAGTGTTATTTGAGGAATTTCTACAAATCCCTCATCTACAAAATCAGTTTCAATCTTTACTTTGGTAGCAAATGGATTTTCTATCAAAATTCCTGATTCTGTTTTAATAATTTTTGTTTTTAGTTCTGACATTGTTTTAATTTAGTAATTGATTAATTAAGTTTTCTTTTTCTAATTGCTTACACGCTAAGCTTTGCTTAAACTGTTCACAATCTATTTGTGTGCTTTTCTGAAGTGATAAACTCACCCCAGAAAATACAAGCAACATAAAAAGTAGATAATAAAATAAACTTCTCATTTGTTTACATCCTTACGAATTAGTATCCTCAAATACTGGGAAAGATTAACTTCCCCTAGTACATCAATACATTTGCTTACTAACTTAGCGTGAAGCTCAGGTGGCAAAGTTACTTTGATTTGTTCTTGTTTAATTTTGTTAGTCATTACTTTGAAACCTCACTTTTGAAGTTATCTACTAACCAGCTTTCTAGTTCTGCTCTTTCTTCTTTCTCTAGTTTGTTAACCTCAGTTACTACTGATTTAAAAATTTCTAGTAAGAATTTTTTATCTCTGTCATACTTAACAGAAAGATTATTGATATTATTAAGAATGTGATTTTTAATATTGTCCTGATCCAAATAAATTGTTAATTCTTTTGAATCGTTTCCAATAGTCATGTAAGCAGAATAAGAACAAAAACTAAATTTAACTTTTAATTTTTCTGTTCTTAGTGTTTGCGTGTCCTCAGTTGGGAATAAGTTAATTGAGTTCATTTTCTGGTATGAAAGTTGAATAATTTTTGTTTAGATTAAGTTAAGTGTCTCTAGAATTTTTATTGTTGTTAGTCCAGACGTAAAAACGAAAGAAGCAGAAACAATAATTAGAAATACATAACTATAATTTATTATAGCAGTTAATAGTATACAAACAAGACAGAAAGTACAAATAAATTATTTCTTAATATTCCTATGGACTCCAAGTATTTATTTATTACTTCTATGGACTTGCAGCTTATGAGAGTGTTCTATATGGACTTCTATGGACTCCGAAATACTTTTTAGGTCTATTAGTTCATATAGGTCTATTTTTTGAACTGGGGTGGACTTGCAGTATTTTTTTTATTTTTTGCTACCGTGGGGAACTTAAATATATTCTGATTAATTTTTTGGTTCAACCTTTATGGAAAGTTCAGGAGCTTGAATATTAACTGTTTCTACTGATTCGCCTATAACTTTTCCTAAGCTATCGAGAATTTGTGCTGCTGTTTGAAGTTGTCCTTTTTTAACTGCTTTATTGAAAAGACGTATTCTCATAGCTTGGAGGCGAGGAAGTAAAGCTTCTCTATCTTTTTCCCAATCTTCGTTATTCCAAACTTTAACTCTATCCCAATCATGCCATGCGGTAGTTTCAGAAATATTTTCTATTGAAGAGTGTTCTATTACTAATTGGCGAGTAGTTTTACCTTCAAGTTGCCGAGCGTATAGACGTTGGGAGCGTTTTAGTACATCTGAGACTGTGGAGCGAGTTCTTTTTTTAGCAGGATTAGCGAGAGGATTATTTAATATGTTTTCAGGAAAAGTAGAGGAAGCCACGGACTTGATCTTTATAGTATTTAGTTGAATGATAACTTAAAAGTAGTGAAATAGGCTATAAAGTAGGGTAGTTATTGAATTTTTTATTAAATATATGGTTGTAAGTGGAAAAAAACGCGAAGAAATTAGTTTAAGGTATGCTCAGGGGGAGGTATTTAATTCAAAGAAAAGATTTAGGTTGCTGGTAGCTGGAAGAAGGTTTGGAAAGTCGTATTTATCTTGTATAGAACTGTTGAGAGGAGCTATTGAACGACCTGGAGAGGTTTATTTTTATTGTGCTCCTACATATAGGATGGCAAAGGATATTGCATGGAAGGAATTGAAGAGGTTGACACCGAAAGTATGGATTCAAAGTAAGAATGAAACAGATTTAAGGCTGGAATTGATTAATGGATCGACTATTGAATTGAAGGGAACTGAAAATGCAATGGCATTGAGGGGTAGAAGTTTAGCTGGTGTTGTATTGGATGAGGCAGCATTTATGGATCGTGACGTTTGGGCTGAAGTAATAAGACCTGCATTAGCAGACAAACAAGGATGGGCACTGTTTATTAGTACACCAGATGGAACAG